GACATTGCATCCGTTATAAATTGTTTGTCTCCTGATACCCTGAAATCTCTGAAAGGTTCTTCATCAAAAGATACTATGGTGTGTCCCTTATATTCAAAAGGTTCTTCACCAATATCAGTTCTATATTCCGCAAAATCTTCAGTTGACATTCCAACACTTTTACCTTTATCATCTTTAAGATATATTTTTGTTGGCATAAACATAAGATTATCATCCCAGTCAAAAGCGTAATATTTCATTACCGGTGTTTGTTTTTCCTGAATAATTTCGTTGATAATTTCTTTAACAATAATTTTGTGGTAATCTTTCATACACTAATAAATATTAGGAAAATAAAAAAAGGGGAACGAATTCCCCTTTTCCTTTAATTTATTTGTCTGATTAGATATTGTCAAACGATGCTCCTGTTGGAGTGATGTAGAATGTTATATCTATGAACTCTAAAGAACGAGTTGGTTTGATATAGATTTTACCTACCATTTGATTTCTGTCTAAGTCTTCAGTGTCACTTGAAACCGTAACTCTAAAGTCGTATAAACCTCTGTCTCTTCTGATCGCATCTAAGATTGGATTAACCGCATTTAAGAAGTCTTGTCTTACTTGTTCGTCGTTTTGATCAAATAACAATCTCACAGAAACTGCAGATATCAATTTACGAGCTTGTAATAATAATCTTCTCACGTTAATTCTATCAAGAGCAGATTCTCTAACTTGAAGAGTTTTGTTACCCCAAATTACTGTACCAACATCAGAGAAGGTTGCAATTGGGTTGATTCTTCCTTGGTAAAGAGTATCTCTATCTTCTTGAGTCAACTTCTTACGTGCTTTGATTGAGTTTACAATACCTCTTGTGTAACCTGCCGCTGCGAACCAAGGGAATGCAATGTTGTCGGTCAAGGCCAAGTTTCTCGTCACCTCAGCCGTTGCTGGGATGTAGATTTGAGTATTGTTTACTGTATCACGAGTTAATACCCATGGGTAGTAAGTTGCCGTGTAGTTGGAGTCAATTCCTGTTTGTTCTAAGTTGTCAACCGCTTCTTGTGGGTAGATCAATCCATCACCACCTGTAGTAGAAGGTAAGAACAAGTTGTAGTCAGGTGTTGTTGCAATATACAATGAGTCAGCTCTGTCGTTTTCAATCATATCAATTGTAGCTTCAACTAAGTCACTATTGTTTACGTAGTCAATACCTGGGGATACAAATACATTGATGTTAACCGCCTCAGGATTAGAGAATGTTTGAATTCCTAATAAGTAAGCGTAGTAGTCAGTATTTGCGAAACTTTGTGTTCCATCACCGATAGAGATTTGTTTAAATGCTCCCCATCCTGTTGCTAATGGATATCTTGGTGAAGGACAAGCTCCGTTCAAGAATCCATTTCTACCAAGTACAAATCTGTCTGAATTTGTTCTGTATTCTCTATAGATATCCCATCCGTCAAAACCACCATAGAACATTGTTGTGAATTTTCTTGAGTAAATTCTGTAATATGGACTTGTTTCGTTTGTAGGTTCTTGTTGGAATGTAGCATCACCAACATAGTATTTAGGTGTTCCACTTGTTGTAAACGCTGGTCCGATTTCAATCACACTAGCATCTTTATCCATGTGGAATCCTTTTGTTTGGTATGACCACTCAACTCCATCAACATTACATAAATCAATTGGAGCTCTTTTTCCTTTGTATTGGAAGAAGTCTGTGTCAAATCCGATGTTATTAGAGAAACCTAAATAAGTTCTTCTAACGTTATCACCATTTGATCTAATTGAATCATCGTTACCACTTGTAAAACCGAAAGGTGGATTATAAATAATTTCACCTGGGAAATCATATTTAGTTTTATATACAGGGAATGGAGGTGTTACATCAGCATATTCTCTAAATGTATATCCATCAAAACCACAAGGTAATGAATCAATAGGTGCGTCCTCATTCATTTCAACCATTACAAATTTAGAGTTCAACGCATATTCTCCGTCTAATGAACCTATTTTTTTACCTATGAAATTATTTTGATTTAAATCCATACTACAATTTGTAAATTTCTCTAAAACTGTAGGGTTAGCATCTGAATCGTAATAATCTCTTACAATTACATCAAACGTTCCATTGGAGAATGACATATTGATAATTGAAACTTTAATTTCAGAGTTTGCTGAGTTACCATCAGAAATTGAGTAGAACTTGAACAAGTTAAATACTTTGGTACCTCTTAATTCAGATACAATCCAAGGGGTACTTGGTGATTGGTATCTATCTAAGTACCATCCAATACTATCTTGTTGTCCACTTTGTGCGGAATCTAATTCAATTAAGTTTGAACTCAAACCTCTAATGAAACCTTTGTTCCATCCATAGTTTAATAAAGCTTGGAATTTTTCCTCTAAGAATAAAGGAACATTCTTTCTTGGTTTTTGAAAGTTAGTAGATCCAAACACTTTAGAAATGTATTGAGAATCTGAAGTTGCAAATGATGTCTCAAAAGAGAATGCAGTTCCATCATCATTTGTGACATTAACAACAAATGGTAAATATGGATTTTTAAGAACACCTGAGTATTGTCCTGACATATTTAAATTTACGTTATTGATATTTGTTACTTCAAACAATGGATTTGTTGAATCTGCGTATGTAGCAATACCTCTTGATCTTAATGTACCAACAACTAAATCATCAAAATTAACATATGATGTACCTGTGTATTCATAAATCAACCCATTAATTGTACCTGTATAACAATTAGTATTAACTGCAGTTGGTGTAGGTGTCGGTGATGATGTTGGTGTTGCCGTAGCACATGGATTAACTGCCGACGGTGTTGGTGTCGGTGTAAATGGAATTGTTGTTGTTGTAGTTACTGGTATTAAACTCAAATCGTCAACATAAGCAAAGAATGAGAATCCTGAATAACTATTATTACCATTATTTGTAAATAATGAATAATACCAAGGATCGTTAAATGGTGATTCATAATTAGTTTCAGTACTTGATACTGAAGGAACACCATAAACATTAGTTTCATTTGTGAATACAGGTGATAATATATCATAAATAGGACCATAAATTGTTCCGAAATAAGATATTGTGTTAGTCTGTGCAGTAAATGGGTTAGCATCGGTAAGTACATCAAAAACCATATTATTGATTTGAGTTTGTAGTGTTGATACATCTCCATTGAATTGTTCAAACTGATCGGTTAATATAGTTTCAATCTCAGCAGGGAAACTAGTTGTATAACTAATTGTTCCTTGTGAGTTTGAACACCCCGTAAATTCTACAACATAAGGTGTAACCTTATAATCTGCAGGATCACAATAAGGTAAACAATCAACTATTTGTGGTGTAGTACAATAAAAGTCAATCGTAGTAGGATCAACATTTGCTTGAGTTATAATAGACCAAGATGGTCCCGCATCATAACCAGAAAGTCCTAAAACTCTAGTTACAAATAATTGATTAGATTGTTGTAAATATGATTTTGCTATGTAAGCCGCCTCATACTTAGGGATTTGTGTGTTTATGAATTTTTCCGCGGATGTACCTCCGAAGTAAGTTTGAAATTCCTCATAGTTTTTGATGAATATCGGTTCAAAAGCTGGACCCTTTAAAGTTTCACCTGCAATACCCAATGTGGTAACTCCCACACTTTGTGCTACAAAACTTAAATCCACTTCAGAAGTATAAACACCAGGTGATACGAATACTTTACCGTTAGTTGCCATAATTTAGTTTATTTTTGGTTTTAATTTTATTTATTATATAAATATTGATAATTTGACGAAAAACTTTACTTATTAGAAAGTATTTATATTTTGGTAAGATTTTATTCTGCCTTTTTTCTGCCCTATGGATAAAGATACTAAGAAGATAAAAAACCTGAAGATTTCGGTTGAATCACACGAAACCCTAAAGAAGTATTGCGATAAACGTGGTATTAAAATGTATAGGTTTTTGGAGAACCTTATTTTTGAAAAATGTAAGGAAAAAAAGGATGTATACGGGGAGGATTAAAGTAACTCTTCAGTAAATACTATTGAAGATTGTTCAGAAGGATTATCTTTAATAATTGTTATTTTAATTACATCCCCACTATTAACTAATATCACAACTACATCATCACCATAGTAATCACCATTAATGAAAACAGAATATGAATCCACGTTTTCACTATCCATAAAACGCATATTTACGGTATAATGAAATGTTTCCTCCTTTTCTGCGTCAATATCTGAATATGTAAAGGTTGTAGTTTGTGGTGAATTAGGAACTTCTTTTTTAGGTTTTCTTTTTTTAATTTTACTTTCAGTTTCGTATATTTGGAATATTCTTGTAACCGCAGGTTGTACCTCAAACTCATCTTCATCAATTAAGAATCCCATCATTGTGAAAGTATATTTTTGAATGTATACTTTTCTTTTTTCCAAATCCATAATTGACTCATCGGTAATCTCATCATTAACAATTGGAATATAGTGACCTTTAATAGTTTGATAAGATTGTCTTGATGAAAATTTTTCTAATACAATTTGATTAAATTTATTTAATTCTCTCATTCTATTACAAACTATTGCAACCGTATATTTTATATCTACAGGTACAGGTTGTGGGATCTTGTAAATATCCATCCCATGACGTTGTCCATCCCAAGTTGGTACTTTGGCGTAGTAATATAATCTTCTGTTTGGGATATTATACATAACCGCTGGGTTACTACCATACTTAACTTCAGGTGTTCTGATTACCGTAATAAATGGTGGTTCAACATTCTTATCAATATTTTCAAAGTCCCATGTCTCAACAAATTGAGCCCAATTTTGTGTTGTTATTAAAACATCCACCATTGGTACCGTTTTTCCTTCAACTACGGTTTTAAGTCCGTCTTTAACAAAATCTAAAAACCCCCTATCTAAATCAGCATGTAATAAACTTTTAGGTAAATAAGTACCATCTTCCGAAATCATATCGGCAATCTCATGTCGTCTAGGAAGAAGTGTCTTCTTAGGTATTAATGATATGTCTTTTTTTATTTTTTTAGGTAACCCCATATTAGTTTATTAAAAATATTTTATCTTTAATGTTAATCATTTCAATTTCATTTGACTTATAAATTGGTTCTTTCGTTGTTTTAATAACAAAAGAATCATATTTGTAAGGATTGTATGTAACCACATCATTTGATTCAGGTACAGGAATATTCCCACAAGGAAATTCACAATAATCATCTAAATTACCAATAACAAATGCGTGAACATTTTTTCTTTTTTTGTCTCTTACTTTTTGTTTTCCACCTTGTCTTACTCTAAACTCAACATCATTTAATTTTAAATAGTCTGCCTTTAACATAACAAGTCCATTATAAGTCACCGAAAATGTGTGTCTATGTAAGTCATAATAACACATTACTTTTTTACCAATTAAATTGTTAATTTTATTTTTTAACAACCCTTCTTTTTCATCAGCTATTATTTTCATAATCCTCTAAATTCGTTTGGTCCGACAGGTGATCCAATTATTGTCCTATAAAAAGGTTTATATCCTTTATAAGTATGTTTTATATCTGAAGTGACACGACCATCATTAACCACGGTGTAGTATCTCACAAAACTTTCCGTATCGTAATAACCAACATAATCACCAAACTGAATATCAATTTCTAAATCTTCTAAAGTTTTTAAATAAACCGACATGGTAATATTACCAGGTTCAAGTTGATCCATTTTTGTGGAACCCAAGAATTTATTTTCAGGTGCAACAATTCCAATATATGCGTTAAACTCAACGGGTGGTAAAAATTTAATACCGTCTTTAACCGTTTCACCATATACATCATCAATTTTGGTTTTTACTTTATCAACTCTATAAAGTACACAAGTGAAATTCATATCACCAACCAACCACTCTTGACCCATCTCAACCTCAAGGTTAAAATCGTTATCACCAAAAAATTTACCTAGTCTTGTTATAGGAACTCTATTCGCCATTTTCTCGTATTTATTGATAAATATCTTTTTTATTGTTATTTTTATAAAAAACAAAATTTTGGAAGTTGCCCCATCACTAATAGAGCATAAAGCTTTGTCCTTATTGGACTCGTATTCGGGTGCCAATAATCATATATTGTATCTAAAAACAAAAAAAGAAACTAGTAAAAAGTTTTACCCAACAAGAACTCAATCAGATTACATTATAAATTATTTTGATACGGTTCCTAAGGTTGCTCGTAAGTGGGTTGATCTTGATACATATTTTGCAAAGAAGTTTGCCGAAGAAAGATATTTGATGGAAACTCCTGAAAAAATTTACATTGAGAAATTATTAGTTGAGAAAGAAAAATCATATCATATTTGGGGTAAGTTCTTTGAAAAGGATCCTTTAACAGAATTTTGGGTTCCTAAATCTTCATTAATAAAAACTCACAATGTTGAAAAAGTTGAGGTAGATTATTCTAAATATGATCACCGACCTCCATTGGAACATCAAAAAGAAGCGGTAGAAAAGTTGGCAGGATCAAGACGATTCATTCTTGCTGATGATATGGGTCTTGGTAAAACAACCGCAACAATCATTGCCGCTTTAGAGACAGGATCAAAGAAAATATTAATTATTTGTCCCGCATCATTAAAGATTAACTGGCAACGTGAAATTGAAAATTATTCAGATAGACCTGTTTATATTGCAGAGGGAAAGAAATTTTCAACTGAATCCGATTTTGTTATCGTTAATTATGATATCCTAAAAAATTTCCACGATACTGACCCAAAAAAGAAAAATGGATCAATATTAAATCAATCAAACTTTGACCTTGTTATTTTAGATGAGGCACATATGATTTCAAATCCCCAAGCTCAACGAACAAAAATCATAAATCATTTTGTTAAGGATATTAAAAGAGTTTGGTTATTAACGGGAACTCCAATGACTTCTCGTCCAATGAACTACTATAACTTACTAAACATTATTGAATCACCAGTTGCACAAAATTGGATGGCTTACGCTATTCGTTATTGTCAGGGTTACCAATTTATGGCGGGTAGAAGAAAAGTTTGGAACGTAACGGGGGCATCTAATTTGGAAGAGTTAAGAGATAGAACTTCAAAACAAATTCTTCGTAGGTTAAAAGAAGATGTGTTAGATCTTCCCGATAAAATTATTTCTCCTGTATATCTTCGTTTGAAATCAAAAGAGTATGAAGAACTGATGGGTGAATACTATGATTGGTTTGATAATAAAAAAGACGAATCCTCTTCCCTTACCGTTCAGTTCTCAAAATTGATGAAAGTAAGGAAGGTTATTGCAAATGAAAAAACAAAACAGACAATTGAATTTGCTGAAAACATCATTGAACAAGGTAAGAAAGTTATAATCTTTACTAATTTTACAGATACCTTACAAACAATTTACCAACACTTTGGTAAACAAGCAGTTTATTTAGACGGTAGTTGTTCCAAACCTCATCGTCAAAACGCAGTTGATGAGTTTCAAGAGAACGATAAGATTAAAGTATTTGTGGGGAATTTAAAAGCTGCTGGTGTTGGTTTAACTTTAACTGCCGCTGAGGTTGTTATTATGAATGACCTATCATTTGTTCCCGCTGAACACGCTCAGGCTGAAGATAGAGCGTATCGTTATGGTCAAAAATCAAACGTACTTGTTTATTACCCATTGTATGAAAATACAATAGAAGGTGCGGTATATGACATACTAAATCGTAAAAAAGAAATCATTAGAACCGTTATGGGTGATCAACAACCTGAAAACGTTGGTGATGTTG